GCATTAGTATAATTAACTGGTAGGCCGGCCCATGAGAAATTAGTAAACTGTAACTGACACATCGTAGCCTCACCAATAGCACTAGAGAAGTCTCTGGTCTCACCTAAGAATAGTAATTCGTAATCTACTTTATCTAGGTCTCCGTTAGCAAAGATCTTCTGTAGTCTAACATGGCCTATCTTAAACTCAGAGCCATCTACTAGGATCTCTGCTGGTTTTTTTATAGTAATATCAAAGTCTATCCCATCTAGTTCAAATGCGTTCTCAAAGAACTCATTGTTATTTCTAGTTGCAGGTACCTTAAATGTTCTACTAAATACTGAGGTAGCATCCGCTGATGTGATGTCCTCAATACTAAGTGTTAACTTAATAGGCTGTGTTTCATAAAGATCTAAGAAGATACTGTCTTCGTTAGTTGCGCCTTCGTATGGGTATACTTTTAATTGTACCATATTATCCTCTCATTGATTTAATATTGGAAGCTAATTTAAAGCTTACCGTGTATTGGAATAGTCTGTCTTTTCTGTATGTCTTCTCAGTATATGCAGTATTAGTAATTACTACAGGTACCCATTGGTTTGCATAAGGTCCCTCTGAGAACTTGGCTTTAACTTCACCTGATTGGTATAAGTGTTTTAGTAACGCTGCCTCTGCATCATTCATATAGCCTGATTCTACTGTAAACATATTCTCTATCTTTTGGCTATATGTAGTTAGTCCTCTGTCTTCTAAGTCTACTGAATAGTTTTCTGAATTGTAATCCGCAAGGCCTTTTAAGAAGTTGTTGTTCTTAGTTGTAGTCTTATGGTTTACTCGTTTAGTAAATGTAAAGTAGTCTCTGTAGCCATACGAGTTTTGCCATGCAAACTGTACATGTGGGTAATCGTTACAGGCTTCATCGTTAACGATAAACTTCTGTGCTCTCCATGCAGCTGCAGTCATAACATCTATTTGTGATTGTGGATCTTCTGAACAACCCCATACTGAAGGTATTACATAATAATATGCTGTAGCGGCGTTAAGTGGTACCATTAAGTTCTTAGGGCCTACTGCTGCTGTAATAGTCTGGAATTGACCACTGATCAGAGTACCTTGGCCTAATGATATGTTAGGTCCACCGCCATTAGCCTGTGCGTTAACAATAACGTTAGTTTGTATTGCACTAGATGAGGTTGCACTAAACTGTAAGATATAGAAAGCCTCTAGACCCTGTACTGCTACATTAGGTGCTGCAGATGCACTACGTTGTACTGGACTATAGAATGTTTTAGTTAACTCATCGTTTCTATATACATTATGTACATCGATACCACCTGGTGAACTGTAGATACTATTAGTCTTTGCAGGTAATTCATCTGCTATTGTAAATGAGTTATCAGACATTGGCTTAGCCGTACGGTCTATAACACTACATGGTAGAAAAGTGTCGTCACCACTAATAAGAGGTTGGTATGGGTTAGTGTCAAACGGTACTTGGAAATACTGCTTGCTACCAGCAATCACTGTAAAGATCTCAGGGTAAGTTGTGAAACTGCCTACTACACCACCAGTCTCTGTTGCTGTTGCAATCTGGTATTCTATTAGTGTTGGACCTGCTAGAGATAGACGTTGGTTCTGAGGTATACCTGCTACGAACTGTGAATCTACTGTATTGACTTGTGGTCCTACAGTTGACTGCAAGATGTTTTGTATATCAAAGACAGCACGACCTATTCTATTAGGTGTCTGTCTAATATCTGCGATAGGTGTTGCGTTACCTACTATAAAGATACGTAATGCGTACTTGTCCTCGTTAGGTTGTATATTACCTAGAGTTATTGGGTTTGCCCCATAAGCCATATCAAATGGGCTACTCGGTGTTTGTAATACTGTTACTGCCATAGTTAAAATTCTGTTGTTAATTGTTGTGCTACTCCATCAGCGATCGCCTGTGATATAACATCTACATCGAAGAAACGTTGTGGCTTTAGTCCCATCTTATATATTTGTTTTCTTGCACCGAAGCTTAGGTCTCCTCCAATCATGTCATAATTACCACTAAAACCGAATCGGCTACCAGCTGTAGGTTGCAGTACTCCGTATGACGGCACCTCACGCGCTGGGGCGTTCTGTATGCCATCTACTCCATAGTTCTGAAAGATACCATAGTATAGCATCTCTATTGACAGAGAGTCTTGCTCTATAACTGCCTTGATAGATTGTCTAAGTGCTCCAGAGTTTACAGGTGCATCGGCTTTAATCTGGTCTACTAGTCGGCCACCTATTTGTGTAAGTATTGGACTAAGGTTCTGCATTGTTTCCCCAAAGTCACCGAGTGCTGATTCGAATTCGTCTACTGTCATGTTGATCTAGTTATTGTTAAGAAGGTAATAGAAGGTACAAAAGGCGGTGTGTTCATGTTTATGCCAGTAGGTGTAGTGCCTCTTAGTACTATCTCACTTGATCTTACAGCACTTGTAGTATTTGTAAACGAAACTTTACCCTTAATTGCTGCAACTCCCGGTGCTGTTGGTGTCGAGTAGAATGAAGTGTCCATTACAAAAAACTCATAGTAAGGCGTGGTGGTGCTACCTGTGGCTGCTAGTTGTGGTAAGAATGTAGTACCGTTAAATGCATCTGTAGACCAGTCTGCTCTTACTATTACTTCATAAGTAACTGTTTCACCTGGTTGTATAAGTAGGTTACGTCTTAGCAGTGGCATGCCACTACCAGGATTAAATATACTAACATTAGCACCTTCGTATACGGCAACTTTATCTAACTGCCAAACAGTATTTGTAGTTAAATAGGTATCGCCATTAGGTACGTATAACTGCTCTATCAGATTGGAAGAGTGCATTGCCATGTAGGCAATCTCTTGCATTGGCTCCTTAGAGTCTGCTGCAAGTTCTATATTATACCCATTATTATCTCCGTATAACGTACCAGTCTCTTTACTACCACTTGCACAATATGCAGGTCTTTCTAGGCCAAAGACAAAACACTTTTTTGAATATGATTCCAATGGCCCGTTATCCTGTGTTTCTATACCAATGACTAGGTTATTCTGTGCGGCTAGCATTTCTACAAATTCATTTAGATTTTGAGTAGGATCATTAGCGCTAGGTGTAGCAGTCTCCGGTATAAAGAAATTAAGCGACTGATGGAACCCTAAGATACTACCAGTACCTCCAACATTGTAGGTCTCTGTAACACTACCCATACCATTGTCAGCCTGGATAAACTTCCAATTTATAGGAAGTATACCAAACTCTGACTCTCTATAGATTCTAGTAATTACACCGTTAGTGTCTTTTTCTACTACTAGGTCTGGGTACCATTGAAAGTAGTGTATACCTACAATGCCTCCTACTTGGTCATTACAGCCTTTGGCTATGCCTGATGTTATATTACAACTCATAGATCTTTATGTCTGTGTTTATGAATTCCATTTGTGCCTCATCGCCTGGACTATTTGATAAGAACTCCCAATCTAAATTAACGTTTTTATCTGGACCTAATGTAGGTACTACAATTTCGTATATGGCTTCCCACTCAAACTCTGTAGTAGTTGTTTGACCTTCTGGCCATGTTGTTGTATCTGGAAGTGCTCTAGTAAACGGAGGGTTGCCTGAGAAAGAACAGTTTAACATGTTAACACCAGCTAAGCCAATATATGGAGCGCTAGTAATAGGCTTTGCTTCTAGTGCCTTTGCATTACCTTTTAGGACTACTCGATATTGTTTAAGGCTTTGATTAAGTTTAACTCCGGGTAGGAAACAATCTGAATAACGCCCTTGTGGATCGTAAGTAGGTACCTGTGTAGCAATTACTGCACCAGCTGGGTCTGGTTCTAGAATTTGATTATTGGTAAACGCATAGTTTAAGATATACTTCTCTTCAATCGGTGTGATACAGTCATTAAGTGCTAACGGCAATTCCATCTCTAGGGTTGCTGTCATGCCCGCTACTGTATCTTGGAACCTCTCTTTAAATGGTGTTAGGTTTACATTTAGTGTTAGGTCAAACTGTTCGTATGGCTTAGAGAATCTTAGGTTAGCCAGTATATCATCGATGTACTGTTGGCAGTTACTCTGTACCTTTAGGTAGTTGGCAAACCCACTAGTTGGGTCTTCTTGTACCACGTCCATTACTATGAGGTTAAACCTGTAAGTAACTGTTTGCCCTGTTCTAGTTGACTGTGTAGGGTTTAGGAACGCGTATGGATAGTCAACGCGGGTACCTTCATCTACCGTCTTAATATCTGTTAAGGCTCCGTAGCCGAAGTCCCTGAGTATTAGGTGGTTATCGACCGTGGCCTTAATACTATCTACGAGTTCTTTGTAAGTCATATTGTCTCTTTTGTTGTAATTGTCTCTGGTTCTCTTCTAGGACCTTCTCCTTCTGTAGAGCCATAAAGTTTAGAACTTTCTTTAGAGGTTGTTCCGTTACCTCATCTATGTTTAGTATGTTATCACCGGCAATTGATACAATAACCTTATACCAACTACGGGCTACATTCATTTTATCTTTGACCTCTGTGTTACCCTCTAGTTCTGCTTGGTCTAACTCCCTGTCTGTGATACCAAATAGTACTTTGTATTGTCGATAGGTAAATGTACGGAATGACACAAACTTATCAATGGCCCACATGGCCTCGTCAGCCCACTTAGCACCGGGTGCTATTAGTGCTGTAATATCTTTAAAGTGTTTGTCTAACCCTAAGGCTAAGTATACATCTAGATCTACGAACTCACCAAA